ACGATTCTAGCTGCTCCACCTAATATTAAATCATCTGCTGAAGTATCCCACAGCATGTATGCACTTGCTGTATCTCCAAAAAATTTTGTATCATAACCTTGTCCGTCAACACCAGATGTAAACGTAGCGTCTATTTGTACCGCGCCATCAATATCAACAGCGTCTAAATTAGCTGTGCCATCTACGTCAATATCACCAGCTAAATCAATTCCTGCAGCACCTGCTAAGACTAAATCATCTGCTGATGTGTCCCATAACATGTAAGCACTCGACGTATCTCCAAAAAATTTTGTATCGTATCCTTGTCCATCAACACCAGATGTAAATGCAGCGTCTATTTGAACTGCTCCATCAATATCAACAGCGTCTAAATTTGTTGTTCCATCTATATCTGCGTTACCGGATATATCTAAAGTTGCAGCGTCTAATTCTCCTGCAACGGTCAATACACCATCTGCAAGTGTCATTAGATCCGTATCACTTGTATGACCAATTGTCGTACCGTTAGTAATAACATTATCAACGGTTAAAGTTGTAAGCGTACCAAGACTAGTTACAGTGCCTTGTGCAGCTGTTGCTAGCGTACCTGTTAAAGTTCCTGTTACAGTTAAATTATCTGCGACTGTAACTTCTGAAGTTGAGTGTCCTAATGTAATTGCAATACCTGATGTTTCTGTTGCTAGTTTTAAAGCTCCAGTAGCATTTGTAACATATGAATTAGATCCATCATGATAGACTAACATATCATTGCCAGTGCCAAATTTAGCATTAGCACTGTCAGCAAAAGTTGCATGTGATCCTGTTAATACATTGAAAGCATTCGCTGTCATTGTAAAATCATCAGCGCCTGCTATTTCGAAATCTATTTGGTCATCTGAACTTGCTGTAATGCTTGTATCAGCATCAGCGTCAAGAGTTAACTCGCCGCCGTCTAAGTCAAATGTAGCAACAGATCCAATACCTGTATCAACGATATTAGTTCCATCAGCAAATAAAATTTGTGTACCTTTATTGGTTGCAGCAAAAGTAAATCCGGATGCTGAAGCCGCTTTAAATAAAACAGTATAAGCTCCCGATGTTGCATTTGAAACAATGTATGATTTTACTACGTCAGCGGGAACAGTTACTGTTTGATTTCCTGTAATGGTTCCTGTTAATTTAATAACATGATGACGAGCTTCAGAAGTTGATGCTGTCGAATCTCCATCAGTAATAGCTAGTGTAGTTGTTTGTACTCCACCCGCTATAGATTTTGAAAGATAGCCACCAAAAGCTTGTTCTAGAATTTCTAAATTCGTATTAGTTGTTGTTCCCCATGTACCGGCATTCTCGCCGGTTGTCATCTTTTCTGTACCAAGTACCGTATATGACGATGCCATTAAGCGCTCCCTACAAATATTTCAACATCACATGCTGCTGTATCTGTGTCTACTGTAATATCTACTAAGTCAGAAAGACCTGAAGCTAAAGCTGATCCTGCTGCTTTCATTGTATCTACAACTCCACCACTATTATCACCTGGATAAATAAACGAGTGGCCTGCATCTACTTTCATTCTAAATTCTGTGTTATCTTCATCTCTAAAAGTTAACATAATATGATTCGATGAATCTAAATTTGTAATTCTAATATATCTAACATCACCATCATCAAACATTCCTGCAACATAACCAACTTTATTAGCTGATACACCAACGCTACTTAATGCTGATAAAAATCCTATTAATCCACATTCTGTTGTTGATGCGGTTACAACTCTTTTTACAACTTCATTAACACTAGAAATATCTAAAGATCTTTCCGATCCATAATCTATGTTATTGAGAGTGATTGCTTCTTTTATTGATACTGTTAGTGTTGCCATATTTTATTCCTTAAGGTGTCTGTTGAGGAACGGGTATACGAGGTTCACCATCTGTATAATCGTCTCTTCTTCTTCTACCTAGTTGTTCTCCACCGAATTTTTGTGCTTCGGTTTGATATTTTTGTTCGTATAGTTGTAGCATATCCGTTGGGCCTTTTAAATAGCTAAAAGCTTCTACCAAGCAGGCGTATAAAAGTCCATTTCCAAAATTAAGACTTAAATAAGTTGTTGTATTTGCTGAACTCAATCCTATTGGTCTAGCATTATAATGAATTTTGTACATAAAAGCTGAAGAAGGTGTTGGAACAATTGTAACTCTTCCTGAAGAAGTTGCACCACTTCCCTCTGCTCCTCCTGACATAGCATAATATTTTGGTGTGCCAGTAGTCGTTTCCGTTGCATCATATTCTCTTAAAAAGCTAATATCTTTCTTTTCTAGCCAGCTATTAGCACCAGTTGCTGCTGTTGTTGAAGTATAAACTTGTATTCCTCTAACAAATAAAGTTCCCGCAGGAGCGTAAACATTATCTTTTGAAGCTGTTAAATTTCCAAGCATTTCTTTTCGATCTGCATCAAGTGGAATTTCTCTTTGAATTCTAAGTTCTGAATTGTCTATAAATTGATCTGTAATTGTACTTGAAAGTACGCCTGTTCCAACTTCAGTATAATTCTGAATTGCTGTTGTCAGTGTTGAATAAGTAAATCCTGCCATATTATGCTGTTAGAGTTGCTGGACCAGCCGAACAATTCTCTCCCCCTCCTGATACTCCTCCACTTGTAGCAGTATCTGTATTGACAGTAAAGTAATAGTAGTCATCTGTCTGTGTTACATCACCACTAGAGTCTCGTTTGCCTACGGTGATCGAGTAGCCAGAAGAATATGCAATATTAGATCCTGTAATACCATCAAAACTATTTGGATCACTAAAAGATGCAGAAGTAGAAGGTGCTCCTCTAAATCTAACTGTATCACTTGTTGATCTACCATGACCTTTTTCAGATACATTTATAATTCCAGATGATGCTGAAATAGTAGAAAAAGGATCTGGTCCTAAAATTGCAATTACTTCATTTTCAGTTCTATCTGGTCTTGCATTTAATAAACCTCGTTCTCCTCCCGCATGTCCTCTTGGTTCCAATTGAGGATGTTTTTTTTCGTATTCTGTTTTATGTACAAACATACCATTCCATTCAGTAACCATTTCATTGTACGGAAATTCCATTCCTGATCTATCTGATATTGCTTTTGAATATTTTCCTCTTGCCATTATGTTCCTGGGTAATAAGTTTTAGGTGTTATGTGAACACTAGTAGAAGAACCATCTTCTGATAATGCTCTAGCTAATTCATCTTCATAATATAATTTCATTTGTTGAACTAACTGTGGGTTAAATTTTTGTGCTAGGTAAAAAGCTAAACCTGATACCATACACGGTACAAATCTAAATGGTACATCTGTTGCATCGGTGTAAGTTGAATCTGCATCTTGAATTCTTTTTACATAATAAATATTTATATAATTAGATGCTGCTGTTGAATTAGGCAATGGGTAAATAGTAATCGTAACTTTGTCCACGAATCTTTGAACCCAAAATTGAGAAGGAGTTCCAAGGGAGGCTTTATTTGCTGTTGCAGCATAAGCGTCTCTTGCAACTTTAGTTAAACCTGTATCTGATTGGGCTGTAGTATTATAATTCTGTCTATAAGTAACATTTAAAATATCCGTAATACCATAAATGTTTGTTGTAGGAGTAGTTGTTGCTTGTGGCGAAGCTGCCGCTGCTGCTGCACTATCAACAGAGTTTCTATAAAAAGTATAAATACCCATTCCTTCGTCAGTTGCATCTACACTAGTTGCAGAACCTTCTATTATATTGATATTAGTATTTCCTACTTCCCAGAAATGAATTCCTCTGTTTCCCCATTCTTGAAAAAGAATGTTTAAAGATCTTCGTGCTGTTTTAAGTTGATGACCTGCAGTTCCTACTAAACCAATACGTTCATACGCATCAGTTATAATTTCATCAATAGAAAAGTCCTGGTCAAAACTATATGCTCCAGAAGTAGTATTTGCCATTACAATTCCTATCCATAATAAACAGTCACATGTGTAACTACAGCATTAGTAACTACTAGACTTGTTCCACATCTAATCCCTGTCCCTGGTAACATTATGCTTCCATGAGATGGAGAT